GATTCCGATCTCAAAATCTGTGCCATCCGTGCAGCAGTAATAGGTCGTGTTCCCGTTGCCAATCTGAGAAAACGCCTCAAAACCAGTAACGGCACCAGCGAGTGTATAAGTGCCAGTGCCGGTGGTTGTCGTGGTCTCCTTCAGACGATCTTTGAGAACAAGTGCCATTTACTTCAACTCAATAGTTAAATTCCCCGCATTGATACGGAAGATGTCACCTGATGCAATCGCCTTAGATGCGTCAAGCGCACCGACAAACAAGATGTTGCCGCTGGTTGCTGCGTCTGCGATGAAAGCATGCGTTACGGTATAGGTGGCCCCGCCGCTTGAAGCAGCGAACTCTACGTTTGCAGCGTTCACCACAGTCTGCTGATCTGTCGAAGAAGAGGCCAGTGTCCACCCCGCTGCATTGACCTGCTGCCGCGCATAGTTAGAATCCTGCGTCGAGGTGTTTACCTCTGTCAGGGTGCCTGCTTCTGCATTAGATACAGCGGTTGCAAGGCCGACATAGATACTGTTACCGGGTGAGGCAAAACTAATTGCGTTGTTCTTGAACAAAAAGTTTAGCAACCGATGCTCAAGATATGTGGTTGCTGCATTTGAGGTTGCCATGATCTACTCCTTATGTCCGTGGCATTCTAGGCAATCCCTGCCTGTAAGCGTCGTCGTTTTCACGAGCCTCAGCTAGGTCTTTTAGTCTGCCTAGACTCTCCGCGTATCGGCCCTCATACAATTGGATCAGATCTGTTTCGCCCTTCATGTATGTATAAGCCTCTATTAACGAGGCATACAATAGGGCGTTTGGCGCATTGTCACTTAACCAACTATAGCCCGAATCCGATCCTGATGTAAGGCTGGCCGGTCTGTAAAAATAATGTAGCTCAACTGCATAGTTTGAGTTGGGTGTTGGCCCAAGAATAAAGTTGCCGGTAACATTTCCACTGGCATCAGCCTTTGCATCGAATATGCCGTAGTATTTCGGCAGGGCTGTAGTGGCTCTGTTAGGGTATGCCTCTCTGATGAAGTTCACATCCTTCTCTAAAAGAAAGCTCTCAGAACCAACGGTACTAATGAAGAATGAGAACGGTGCCAAAAAATCAGATGGCATTGATATGTACTCATCTCCGTTAGTTGTCGCAGATGTTGCGTTCTTTCTGAAGTTGTCCAGATCTACAGACTTGAGTATGCGCTCCTCAGCCGACCTGATAAACACAGGCAGGTTAGTCACGAATGACGTTTCCGTGTTTTCAGTGAAATCCTGAATGGCTGTCTTGAGTTGCGCGTAAGTAAACGACATCAGGCTATCCTTACAATGGCATTGTTCGCATCACCCGTTGGGAATGTGATTGTAAAGTTAGAACTACTTGACGCTTGATCGGAGCCAAAGTCAAACACAGCAACCGCTTTGTTTGAGTCGGTGCTGTTGTATATCAGGCATCCACGAGCCGTGATTGTAGAGCTTGAGAACGTCACATCATTGAAGTCAATGTATGCTGTTGTGCCGCTGGTGGTTGGGGCTACGGCAGTCAGGGTTGCCCCACCTGCGCTATATCCAGTCCCACTTACCTCGTTGTTTGTGCTGTACGCAGTGGTAGATGCGCCAAGCGTTGCGCTGCTGGTGTAGAGCGCCACCTTAAATGTATCGCCCCCGCCTGCAAAGTTGTGTACGCCTTCAAGAAGCTCTTTCTTAAAACTCGTACAGACTGCTGTTGTGATAGCCATTTTCTTCTCCTACGGCGTGTTTGCAGTTCCGCCCATGCCACTATGTTGTGTGCAGTAATAATACAAAGTGGGAGCGCCAACTGCCACTGTGATCTGTGTGTACGCCCCAGCGTTACCCGGCACACCATTGGTTGTCACCCCCGTAGTGTACTCACTGCCCCCAGCATGGGTGCCGTTAGATGTTGTAGAGAATCTAAGGGGATGACCAGAGTTGGTGTTGTCAGACTGATCAAATCTATATGTGCTTCCCTCACTGAGGTTGACGGTCGCTTGCCGGACGCCATCGATGTAATACTTGTTTGCCCCATAGTAGGACGCCACAGTGACTGCATACGTTGTAACGCCTGCGCTTACAGAGATGCTTCCAAGCGAAACGGTGGATGATACGCCAGTGAGAGAGACGTTCACAGCTATAGAGCCTTGAGCCGATATGGTCCCCAAAGACACAGTTGCCGAAACACTCGGCAGGGTTACGCTAATTGGCTGAACGGTGGTTGTACCACTGGTAGTGACCACGCCTGCAAAAGCGTTCATTATTGGAATCGGTATTGACTCAACAGTCTCAAGATTGAAGGTGGGGAACCTTATATCCACACCCTCTATCTTGCTTTCTGGCCTTGGCTCCCTCAACGATTGAGGGTCATCGACCCTGACCCTTCCCAGAAAGTTCTGAGGATGATCAGGATCGACAACATCAAAGCCAACCTTGAGACCGGTCTTCACGCCATTTTGATACTCGTCAACAAGCTGATCCAGAGAGTATCTGAACCCTGTCCTGTCGCAGAAACCAAATGCGTATTTGCCTCTGGCGTTAGTCATCATTTGTACCCGCATACAAATTGTCGAAAATCTGAGTCGTGTCCAAGGTGTAGTCCAGATCAGACTTTGAGTAATGCACATATTGGGAAGGAAGGAAGTCGGGCGCACCCTCTCCCGTCTCAAACCATGCAGGATGCGTTACTCTAACCCTGTTGTTTGGCAGAGCCACAATATTGCCTGTCCACTTTCCAGCGTCCAAAAGCTCAAGAACATGGCTCTGCTTGTGTTGTGCGGGATCATCCGCGATCTCACTGTCTGTATAATCGACAGTGAAATAGTATTTTGCTGGGTAGAACTCGCCATCAACTTTGGCAAGCCACGGGCAGGGCGTGGCCCTGTCCATGACATACACCGAGTGATTTCTAGACGAACAGTCCCACGGCTGTGCTGCATGCACAGGCATTGGCTCAGGCCACTCTTCAAACAAAGTGTCCCCAGTTAGCGCAGTAATAGGCATCCTAGCCCACATGGCACCGCCATGCACATTCTGACCACCTTCATCATCGACCTCACAGCCGGTGAATATCATCTGAAAGCTCAGACAACGGTTCGGAATTGTAGTTACTGCGATTGCCATAGCATGCAAAAACTCACCATGATACGCGCTGTGATTATGGGTATACTCACGGCGCACCCAACATTTGAAGTGGGGTATATTGCTTTGTAGATACGGCATTAGCCTGCTCTGCCAAACCTCTTACCCCGTGTCGCCGCGCCAGCACCACGAACAGTGCCGCCCTTAGACATCCCCTTTTTCTTCATAACTCCTCCTTTTTTCATGCCCTTCTTCTTCATCATTCCGCCACCGGCCATTTTTGCAGAACCGGGACGGTTTGGCTTTACAGCGGCCATCAGCCTCTGAAGCCTGTTCGGCTTCTTTTTCGGTGTAGTCATCGTCTTCTTGGCCGGTGCCTTCTTAGCAGCACGACTCCTACGAGCCTTCTCCATTGCCGCCTTAGAGCCGTCCTTAGAAGCCTTTACCGCAGCCGCCTTAGTGGGAGACGCTGTGGTCCTAGTTTGCGCCCTCATGCCCCTAGTGGCAGCCTTCTGGGTGCCTTTATCCTTGGAACGCAGCATATTCATCTGCGTCTTAGACAACCCAGCGTATGGATTCTTGGAGACAGCCCCAGAGCCGCCCGGCTTCATCGTGTTTGGAATTTTGATGTTTTGGCCAACACGAATCATGTTTGCGTTCTTGATGCCGGGATTTGCGTCAAGCAAGGCCTTGAGTGTCAGGCCCTTCGACTTTGCAATCTGAGACAGGGTATCGCCAGACTTGACCTTCACAGATCCGCCCTTGGCATATCCCTTCTTCTTCATCATGCCGCCTTTTTTCATACCCTTCTTCTTCATAGCGCCGCCCATGGCATAGCCTTTTTTCTTCATCATGCCGCCGCCCTTCATCTTGCCTTTGCCGTCAGCAGCGAAGAACGGAACCTTCTGGCCCTTGTCATTAGTGACCATCTTGAGCTTGCCACCCTTCTTCATGCCCTTTTTCTTCATAGCACCACCACGGCGCATGCCCTTCTTTTTCATAGCGCCACCCTTGCGGTAGCCTTTCTTCTTCATGGCCATCTTAGCCTCCTGCATAGAATGTGTTGTATGGCACGAACTTGATAGATGATGAGTCTGTGTCCTCGTTTGCCGCTAGTTCAAACTGGAACTCATACTCTTGTTTAAGCGGTGCCACACGGCCCGCCACTTCAGGCTTCTTCATCGCAATGTAGTAAGCCAATCCAGCCGCAAGACAAGGCACAAACCTTGGCGGCATATCCGCTGTAGTCCCGATACCAGAGGACACCCCTGATATACCCTTTAGCCTGTAGTAGGCCAGAGTGTATGTGTTGACATCAGGAACGGGCCACAGGGTGACCACAACCTGTGTTGCCTGCCGGTCTACATAAATCTGGTTAGGACGGCCCTGAGTGTTCTTTGAGCCTTGTTGAGCATACGTTGAAACGCTAATACGAGTGACGTTAGTGTCGAGTTGAGATGTGCCACTCCCCGTTCTAATCTGATGCTCAATGAGATCAATAGTATCTGTAGGCATCGTGTAAGATGCCGTACCCGCCGTAAGAGCCTGTGTACCAGACTCAATAGTCCAGAGATTAAGTCCACGGTTCTGCCACTCCAGTGTTAACAGGTTGAGACTTCTTCGGGCTGTTTTGAGATCATACCCCGTAGTCATTTGAAGACCGGCCCTCTCAAAAGCCTCTTCAAATATTTCAGGAAGATCAGGCGTCACCACTGACATTAGCTAGTTCTCCTGTGCGCTCTGGTCTTAGCGGCAATCTTTTTGGGCTGCTTTGAGAATTGCTTCCCTGCTTTCTTAGCTTTCCGCTTTGCCCTAGTCGTTGCCGCATACTCCTTCGACGAAAGTGACTTGATAGCACTAGCCGGTAGATATCTTTCCCCGGTAGCTTTCGGACCCTGCGTGGACGGCTTGCCACTTTTTGTCCTCCACTTCTGCTTCGTCCAAGACTTCAGACTTCTCTGTGATTTCTTCAAAGGCATGTCATTGTCTCGATTTTCTAATCGCCTCCAATGTCTCCCTCAGAGTAGGCGGCTTCTTCTCATTCGGCTTATACTTGCACTGTATCTCTCTTGGCGAATACTCCGAGGGGTCCATCCATACGCTGTCTATGGTGTTGTTCGGACCAGCATATATACAAACGCGCTTGTCGTCTATGATGTCACACCCCTTGAGACGGCACATCACATACTCTGGATAGGTCTCTGCATTTGCACTGTGTGACTTGAGAAGCAAGACAAAGGATGTAAGGACGGCCATACCCGCCCCTATCATGATGGTCCAAGCAACAATCTCTACAAACTTTCTCCTGCGCTCTCTTTGCCTGTAGAGCGTTTCCTGTCTACGTTTGCGGATCTGGCCTTCCATCCTGACCAACTCGTCCCACTTGGACTTTCCTAGCGTGAGACTAATCCACTGCTGTAGCTCGTACCTTTGCTGTTGCGCTTTTTGCTTGTTGGCAAACGCAATCACGGCCTCTTGCTCGACCGATTGACCGCCAAATAGTTTTTTAAATATAGGGGGGTTTTTGGCCTCTTTTTCAGCCTGATCCAGATCAGATAGAGCGCCCATCCAGCGAGAAAGATCTGAAGCCATAGACTCTATGTCACGGCCAATGGCAAAGCCCTTTTTGAGGGCTGAAAACGCCGCTGAGGCGGTGGCCATGGCTGATATTGGGTCCATCAGTATACCTTTGTATTCTCGTCTACCATCTTAGGCAGACAATATGACGTTACGTTTTCTCCCTGTTTGTGCAGTCTTTGAGCGAAGTAGATACACTCGTTTACATCCGCGAAGTACATATCATTGCTAACGAGCTTCCTGTCCTCCCCAGCGCCTAAAAAAACGAAGAGGAGAAAGGCATGCTTCATAGCTAATCCTTGTATCCTCCCCCCGCTTTTTTATAGGCAGAAGCCAACATCTGAGCTTTTCTCGCACTCCATTGACCACTGGCCCCGCCCTTGTTTCCAGCCTTAATACGGTTGAAAAGGCGCTTCCTCATGCCCGGTTTGGTGTAGTTGCCAGCCTCGTTGACCCTCGACTTTGTTTTGCCGCCCTTGCTGAACTTCAACGTCTTCAAAGTTTTTGCTTGTTTGGCGTGTAGTTTTGAAGCCTTCTTTAGGCCCTTCACCACACCATCTACTTTTTTCTTCGCAAGGCCGCCATGGTTCATGGCTATGGGTTTTTTCTTTTTACAGAGCATCTTTGCCGCTCTCATGAGAACCTCCTATGCCCTTCTGTTTACCTTTCTCGCCGTTCTTGTTCTTTTGAACGACCTGTTTTTCGATGCGGAAACTGCCTTGAGATTGGACTTTCTGTTATCTCTTGGGTTTCCATTCTTGTGGGCGACATCTTTGCCGTCACCCCTTCTGACTTTGCCAGCAGCAAGCATCCTGTTTCTTGCTGTATTTCTAGCAGCCCTACGCTTCTTTTGCGTTGTGGTGGACTGATAGTTTTTATACTCAGACCTGTAGTTGCGCTTACCGCTGGGTGCCACGGGTCTTTCCCTTTGATGCTATGCCGTCAATAGAACGTGTGCGCTTTGACCTGACGATCTTGCCGCCACCAGACATCCTGTCGGCTCCGGCCATAGCGTCAGCCTTCATCGCGTCTGAGCCAGACTTTTTCTTTCCCTTGTTAGCTTCACTGGCCAACATTCCAAGAATGCCCATGCCCTTGCCGCCACGAACAGCCTCGCCAATCGGACCCTTGCCTTTGGCAATGCTGTAGGCTGGAGAGAATGTCTCTAAGAAGCCGCCTACATTTTTTCTGGCCAACCTTCTTTTTTCTTTTTCAAGCTCTTCTTTAGTGAGATTCATAAATCCACTAGCCAAGGCCTTTTCGTTAGCTATGGCTCTTTTTTGAAGAGGGTTAAGTTTCTTTCTCTTCATCCTATTCCCCTTTAACTGCTGTTGCATGGAAGCTCGCGATATTGCCATCGTAGCTCCTTCCTGTGAACTCTTCCCACATTGGTTTCAACATGCTGTGTAGCTCATCGATCTTCTGACTGTTGTCATCGATCTTTACGGACATAACAGCAACGCTCTTGTCCACGCCTATCAGCGTAGAAGATATCCATGTGACGCCAGTGGCGCACATGCCCACAACGGACACGAACAAAGTTCCGGCTATGAATTTAGAACTCAGCATTTCCATCTCCTCCTAGCCTGACGAAGCCTGCTGTTTGGATTCTTTGCAGCCTTCGGGAACTTTTTCATTTGCCCAGCAGAACGGGCGCAGAAAGATTTCCTGCGCTTCGCTGCTGCACTTCCGGGCTTTACCTTGCCTGTAACCGCTGTCTTCAGCTTGCTACCGGGGTTTTTACGCCTGTAAGCCGCAACGCCAGCCTTTGTCATGCCAGCGCCGGACTTTGTGGGACGGAAGTTCTTCTTGTTTCTGGGGGGCATCTTAGCCTTACGCTCTGCCATGATGACCCCTACGAAAGAAACACCGTCACGCTAGAGCAGGCCGTTAGATCCAGATAAACATCAGATTCAAACAATATTCCGTTGTCAGGAATATTCACCGAGAAGGTGCTAGATGTACCAAAGGCAACATCTAACTTTGTCGTCCCGCCAGAACCCCCGTCCTTGAGAACGACTTGAGGGCTGCCTGAACCGGCTGTCTTCACTGAGATCTGACGCACACGAACTCTGCCATCGTACACCGTAGCGTCCGCTGTCTTGGTTACCGCGAATACATCAGACATTGCCATGATGACCTCCTACTAAGCAGTCGGAGAGTCGGATGCGATACCGAAGAACTTGAGAGCAATAACGCCGCCAGCACCTGCTGCACCCGAGATTACAACCTCGACCTCATCGGCAGTCTCTGTGGCAGCAGTAGTCGCGCCACCAGACATGCCAAGCACACCATTGCAAGGGAAGAAGCCCTTGAAGCCAGTAGCGTTGATAGCAACAGAGATACCGTCAACAAAGCCATCTGTGTCAGCGTCTGTCCCAATATCAACCAAGTTGACATTGTTAGCCGCTGCGCTGGTTACCGTAATGGCAACGCCCATAGGGATGAAGTTGGATGGGATGCCGATTGACGACTCTTTGTGGTCAGTGCCGGAAGCCGCAATGGTAATGGAAGTGCTGTATGTGGACAGAGTCATCTCATTGGTGAGAGCGCCTGTCGTAGCGTTCTTAATGATGGTCTTGAAACCGTTTTCAGAACGGACGGGACCGTTAAAGGTGGTATTAGCCATGTGATACTCCTGTCTTGGCTAGTGTCAGCTTTCGCTGTCAGGGTATCTCATACCATACCTCAAAAAAAAAGAAGCCGCAATCAGCGGCTTCAGTTGGGAGGAAACTAATACAATGTTCATCATACATCAATATTATACAAGTTGAAGGGGCGAGCCGAAACCCGCCCCTTCTTTTTTTGTACTATAGTACAATCAGCCCCCGCGAGAGCCGAACATACCAAGCGGATCGGATACACCGAAGCTGTAACGCTCACGGGCCTTGTACCGTACATTGCCGGTATCAAAGTCGCCGTCCATGGAGGTTGCCATAGGCGTCCTGACAAAGTGCTTCATTCCGTTAGGAACGTCAGTTGTCAGGAAGAAGGCATCAGTATCGGTCAGGTAGTGGTTGACGCGATACCCCTCTGGGATAGAGCCGTTAGAGCGGATGGCGTTCAGATCGTTGTCAGCGGTGCCGACACGCAGATCTGTTTCCAGCAACCGAGTTGCCACAAACATCAACGCAGGCGGAACGATCAGCTTACGAGGACGCGCTGCAATCAGAAGGCCACGCTCATCTACATAAGCTGCGATCTTGATTACTGCGTCTTCCAGCGATGTCTCGTTCAGGTCAACATCTGTGGTAGGACGGTTTGCGTTATTGCCACCAGCTACAGTCGGGTGAGCCGTGCTGAACAGGGTTACGCCATCTCCAGAGTTGAAGGTGGTGAAGCCATTGTTCAGCAATGCTGCTGCCTTGACCTGCTTGGTGTACGCCATGGCCCGTGCGAGGGCCTTGGTGTAACGAGCCGAAAGAGCATCGTACAGGTTGTCTTCCATGGCCTCTTCGGTCACAGAAAAGCCCATTGCAACCGTTTCGTGGTTGTAACGAGCAGTGTACGACTCTTGCGCCGAATCGAAGCTGATAGCCGAACCTTCAGGCTTAACTGGCGCTGCGCCAAAGCCCGATAATTTGACTTCCTCTTCAAAGCTACGCTCTGAGTTCTCGGTTTCGTAGATCTCAGCATGCTCGTTTTCGTACTTCTCGTACTCAAGACCGAACAGTGCGTTAAGACCGGGGAGTAGCTCTTTCAGGAGTTGTGCGCGTGTAATAGCCATTTTCTACTCCTTACGCCGAGCCAGTTGCGGATGTGTGCTGATGGTAATTGAACTTACACACCAGTACCGGGAAAGACGAACCTTTCTCGTCGCCCTGATCACCGCCCAGATAATCAATAACCCGAATCGGGTTTTGAGCATCTGTGCTGAGTTCAGAGATGTCCAACGCCACGCGGCTGACTTTCAGCGAGGTGTTGGGAGCAGTTTGAACGAGAAGGGTGTTCTTGCCATAGATGTCACCCGTGTTGGTCGGCGCACCATCAGCTTGGATGGTGAACAGAACATTCGGATCATCTACGACATACGCCATGATATCCGAAGCAGCAGTGCTTGCCGGATAAAGCTGGCTGAACGTCTTTTGATTGGTGTTCGGATCTGTGTACGAACAACCAAGGAAGATACCAACGATATCGATCTCAGTCGAATCATCGCCGGTGGCGGACTGCTTTTCGATTGTGGTGGCTGTACCACCGTCAACCAACTGAACGACATCCCCTGTGGCAATCGCCGTGCCGTATCCCGATGCAATCGGGTACTGGCGGAAAACCTCAAGAGAGCCGCTGTCAAGACGACCAATCGGGCGCAGACCGAAGGGAGCGGCTACTGAAGACATTTGTCTCTCCTTCTAATCAAGCCATTTTACAATGGTAAGCGCCCCTGTATGGGTTACTTACCAAACGATGTTTTAGTCGTGCGCTCTGGATTTAGAACGGGCATGCGTGGATCAGACTGACGGAGATAACTGTTATCAACAGCATCCTGTTGATCTTGGTTCATCTGTTGATGCGCGTCAGTTCTTGAATCAACGTATTCTGTAGAGTTTTCGCAGAGGAGCAAACCTCCGACCTCAACATTACCCTCAAAACGAGAATCGTGATCGGGTATGACCTGTAACTCTGGATGATCTTCTGCCTTTACCGGGGTCCACCCATTTCGGAACTTGGACGACACGTTCTTGTTGTCTGTCTCACCCATGATTGATGTGCGTACCCAGCGGTACTCAACACCCTCACGAGGCTCTGGATCAGGCAACATGGTCGGCCTTTGCCATGTCTTCTTGCGCTCTTGCTTGTCTCTTGACTCGTTTGAGCGAGGTGTCCGGTTAGACATTAGATGCCTCCTTCAAAAGTTGCGCCGCGTATTGTTCGGGAGTTACTCCAAGCCTCTTGGCGAGGGAGACCTGAGTTGAGGTCAGTTGCACTCTGCGTGGTTTTTTTGCACTCCTGTTAGCGGGGGCAACCACGTTACCAGTTTGACGGGGCGGTGCTTCCTCAACTTCTACCTCGTCAAACTTGTCTGGAAACCTTTTACGCATGGCCTCATCGACCGCGCTATAATACTCTTCTACCCTTTGTGGGTTTGCCGGATCAATACCATTTTTCTTCAGACGCTCATGAACGCCAAAAGCAAATCCGGTCATTTCCTCATCTTGCCCGAACCACTGATTCTCGGATGCCCACTGTTTTGTACGATCGTCTAATTGTACTTGGGGCTGCTGAACAGGCTGTTCGGTGGGGACTTGCGGTGCAGGTGTTTCAGCTTGCCGCTTTTGCGGCTTGTAGGAGTTGACCTTGATCTTTTCTGCCTGAAGCGCAGACAGCTGCTCCTGCGCATCTACAATCTTGTCAGGGTCGCCTGTCTCGTAAGCCTCTTTGTAGGCCGCTTTTGCGTTGTTGATCTGTGCTTCTACACGAGTTTTTGCCTGCTCTACGAGAGTGTTTTCGCCCTCATCAAGAGTTTTACGGAGTCTGTTGTTCTCCTCTTGGAGCTTTTGGGCATAAGACACAGCCTCTTCACGGATGCGCTGGGCCTCTTCTTTTGCCCTGCGTTCCTCGTGATACTCGTATTTGATCTGCTTGATGCGTTTCTGGACGTTCTCTCCATAGTTGGAGATCTCATCATCCTCGCTTGCTTCAGGCTCTTTTTCGGCCTTCTTCTTGGGACGATCACGATCCTCTGGCGGAGTGTCATCGACAATGTCGATCTCCAGTTCACCGGAATCAACGATCTCTACCTCGTTCTCTTCGGGCAGTTCGTCAAACTTCTCTGCTGGGTTCGTACTCATGCTCTTGTGTATCCTCTTGGGTCATCGACCACTGCTTCTACAGTGTCGTCATTGATCAAACGAAACTCCTGCTTATCAATCTTGAAGCGGGTGCCTGAATAGGATCTGAAGATGACAAAGTCTCCTTCTTGGCAATACGGGCCATTCGGGAACTTGTCTTTGTCCATATAGGCGTCAGGACCAGCCTTGACCACGAAGCCAATGACCGATGCTGTCTGCTCTGCTGATTTGAGGGAGTCGGGCATGTAAACGCCGCTATCCGTCTTCTCTTTTACCTCTAAGGGCTTGATCAAGAGTTTGTAGCCCGAAGGCTCTGGTATTTTGTTTGCGACCTTGTGATCGACTTCTTTGACTTCAGAATACATCTGTCTTCCTTGCAGTGATTGAGGTTCACAGTACCTTGCGGCCCTAGCCGTTACTCCTCTTGGAGAAGTTTTTCCAAATCTAATACATCTCGCTCTATTAACGCAAGAGCTTCTACTTTGCCAACAAGTCGCATATAGGACTCAAAGTCCTCACAGCCCCCACCAGCCATATGATCCGCAATGTGATTCATGTATTCGCGTATTTTCTGCCTAACGGCTTCAAGCTCATTCATCGCTCTCTGTTATCTCCCTTGCTATTTCACGCCCAAGCTCAATGCCCTCCCTGATATCTTCACGGCGAGCATCGTCTGCCTTTTGGGCGATCTGGACTCCGAGTCTTGCGCCTTCGCGCTTTTCCTCCGACTCGATACGATCTTTCTGCACTTCTACGTTCGCGGCCTTCGCCTGAGCATCTGATTGCAACTTGGCGATATCAAGCTGCTTCTTATGCTCAAACTCTGCCTCTTTCAGAGCGAGTTCACGCTGCTGAATCTGGGTGAGTGGGTCTTGCTGTTGCTTCATAGCCTTTTCTTGCGCCATCTCTGCTTGATCTTTCTTCAGCAGCTTGGCTGCGGCTTCAGAGGCAAGGCGGGATATTTCGATCTCCACATCCTCTGGCAGCGGCTTATCTTCGTCCGGCATGCCAACACCGAGGTTCTTTTCGATCTCTTTGCGGTACTGGAACGCTACATGTTCCGTGACATGGGCTGCCATTGCGGCCTGTATTGCGCCAGCAAACGGGCTTTGTCCGATGATCTCTTGCAGCTTTGGATCTTGCGCTGCTGCCAAGTGAACCTGAATGTGGGCCTCATGGTCCTGATACTTGAACGCCTTGACAGGCTCCTGCTTGAGGATCGCCATGTTTTCTGTAACAGGATCGTGCGGCTTGATGTCTTCAGGCAGCTTGATGATTTCGTCAGCATCTTTGATACCAAGAACCTCTAGCATCTGCCTGTGCAGCTTGCCCATGTCGTACAGGTTCGGAGCCTGCTGTGCCAACTGAAGGGCTGCCTGATACTGAACCACACGCTGAGACATGGTAGCCGCATTCGGGTCTGACACCGGCACAACATCGACGCGATCATCAAAGTCTTTGCGGCGATCAAAATCACCATCCATCTCGTAGGCATACTCTGAAGGCATGTAGTCCTTGATGACCACAGCGAGCAGGCCAAGCTCACGCTTGAGGGCTGCATGCAGTCTTGCCTGAACGCCAGACATCACCTTCATGCTGCGCTCCATCAGAGCGAGAGTGGTGCCTACTGGAGCCTGTGGGTTGAGATTTCCAACTTGTACATCCGCAACGGAGCCAACCCGTCTCCCCTCTTCAACGATGTTTCCAAGCAGTTGATAGAGTACCGACGACGGCTCCTTGTAAGGCAGGAATGCAATAGAATCCCGAATTGCACCACCCGGTACGTCCACATCGCGGAACTCACCCGGCATGAGAGGCGAATCATCGCCTTTAATGCGAAGACCCCTAGCTTTGAGGCCAGCAGGGAGATTCGATAGCGTGCCAGCGTCAATAAGCTGGCGAAGAATAGAAGTGGCGCTCTTAGCAAGACCGCCAATAAGATGAATAA